GCTCTTAATATAAACGAAGAATGGATAAAGCTCTTTGAAAAGTATAAAGTTAGGATCGGAACCTCATACGACGGGCCAGTATCTTATAGACAGTTAAAAGGTGGAATAGATGCTTCCCATCTTATAAAAGAGAGAATTTTATGGATGGGTGATAGAATGGTAGAAACATTAGGGGAGGCGTATAGACCAAAAATAATTACACAGTTAATTCCTCTTGTGCCAATAGAAGAATTAGTGGAAGATTTAATTGACTTCAAAACAGATATAGAGGCGAGGGTGCCCTATAATTTTTCAAGTGGAGATAAACTGGCAAAAAAGTTGGGGTATAGTTGTAATGCAGAATATTATTCACATGGGTGAAATTATGCACCAAGAAAACTTTATGAGGCCGGAGGCTTAGTTGATCAAACTATTCAGCATATGATTGCTGGTATACATGATAAGGAAAAATTAATAAGGGTTTGTGAGTTTATAGAATGTACTTTAATGAAGGAATTTATAATTTGTGTTGATGGTGCAGGTGATGTATATCCATGTAATACTCTCGCAAATCCTAATTATAAACTTGGAAATATATTCGTTGATGATTTTTGGGATGTAAAATATAGTGACAAATATATTTCTATGCAAAAAAGATATAAAGCAATTTTTGATGGGGTTTGTAAGGGTTGCCCGGTATGGGGAGCCTGTTTTGGTGGATGTTACGGTGATATAAGTTCAATGGACGGCAGACCCACGAAATGTGATTCGATAAAAGTATTGTATTATAATACTTTACATATGATGAATACTGATAAAGAATTATACAAATATTATTACAATAGACATAAAAGGGCATCCGAAAGATTGGTGCAATATAGTGAATATAAAGAAGAGATAAACAAGAGTGATGAACTTTTATGAAACTGTTTTTGACATATTATAGATTGGATAAAGATATATTGGACATTTATAATGGATTTTCTTTTGGTTGTCATCATATAAAGAAAGCAGATTATAAATTTATAACGGATAATGTAGATATAAGTAAATTAAAAGGAGAAATTGAAAAATACTCAAAAATATATTATTCTGTTACTTTTCCATATCAACTTAAATTGATTGAAAAAATTGTTGATGATAGATGGGTTATAGGAGGCCCCTATATTGATATTATAGAAGGTAAACAAACAACATTATGTAAAGAATTGGGAGTAGAAGAAGATGATATATTTACTTCCTATTGGGATAAATGGCTTAGTAAAGAAAAAATATCTCCTCGCACCATAAGATATAGTGCAAATTGCAAGACACATTGTTATTGGAATAGGTGTAAGTATTGCGGTGGAGTATACGGTAAAAAGAAAGTAGAAAGAAATATCCTAAAGGTGTTAAAACAGTTACCCGAACAAGATGGTTTCTGTTCTTATGTTAATATGGTGAACGGCAGTATTGATATAGAAAAATTAAAAATTCTTTGCCAATACGATGTTCCAGAGAGAACTGTTATCAAAGCCGGTATTAGACCAGATAAAGAGGTAATGAACATAATAGAAAGATCGGAAAAATTGAGAGGAATTGATTTTGGGATTGGTGTGGAAAATTTGAGTCAGAAAGGATTTGATGTCTTAGATAAAGGATTTACTCTTAATGACGCCCTTTCTTCTGCCAAATCAATGGTTGTTAGAGGAGCATATGTATCTTTCAGTTTAGTATCAAGCTTTGGTATATATGATGAAGTGGAAATAGATAAAAGTCTAAAATGGATAGGAGATAATTTACGATCACCATTTGTCAGATTTTGGGATACATTTGAATATGAATGGCCAAATGAGCAGATTGCCGCGGAATTTGGGCCTTATGAAATAAAAGAAAGTAAAAGCGATGATTTACATTTTTCTTTTGATAAGGTAATAAGGTCACGAAGAGATATAAGAATATCGGATAAAATCGTCAATACATTAAGATCAATGGGTTTTGTAGTTATATCAAGGCTCGATGAAATAAAAAGACATAATGATATTATGAAAAAGATAAATAATAGTGGAGAAAACTAATGAAAGGAACTTGTGAACCAATTGACCCAGTAACAGGAAAGGTTATTTGTGGGTTGTATGAGCTATTTGGGGATATAAGAAAATGCCCCAATTTTGTAGAGAATATTTTTACGCCAAATCCGTTGGATAGCGATCAGGGTGTCAAAATTGTAAGCGATTGTATTCCAAAGAGAACTTTGTTGATGATACAGGAGTTGCATAATCGCACAGTAGCACTTCAGCAAGCGCAGGAGCAGTTAAGAAATGAGACTATTTGGACGGAAGTTGTGGCGCATGTAATTGGAAAGAATATCGGTATTGATTTGACGAAATTTGTCGAGGAAAGGCAGAGGCAATTGAGAGTTATTGAATTGAAAAAACAGGAAGAAGAGAAAGCTCAGATAGAGGAATAATATGGCTTGGTATGATTTTTTGCGAGGTAAGAAGGATGAAGATGTAAGATTAGATGAATCTATGAAGGTATTCGTGGGAAAGGGTGATATTCCCATGAAGTCAGAAGTGGAGGCAACAAAAGGAGAAGGTGTTGAGGACTATATGCTCATTTCCGGCTATGGTTCTCTTGGTTATGGAAATCTGAATACCTTCTATAACAGGTATATCAACAAGGTCTTTGAGACAGAAGTTGCAAAAATCATCGAATACAGAAAGATGGCGGAATATCCAGAAATCGGTGATGTTATTGAGGATGCTGTCAATGAATCGACCCTAACAGATAATAATAACAGAGTTTTCAGTTTGATCATAACAGACAATAAACTATCTGAAAACAAGAATGTTATCAAGAATCTTTACAAGGAATTTGATGACCTCTTTTACAGGAGAATTGAAATAGACAGGATTATTGATGACCTTATGAGAACCTACTATATTGACGGCAGGGTTTATTATGAAAGAATAATCAATACCAAGGCACCATCACAAGGCATCCAAGCAATCAAGAAACTTCCATCGGAAACAATGGATTATGTCTATGATCCGATGACAGGACAGATTCTTTATTATTACCAGTATCTTGCTCCCAATACAAAAAGACCAATAAACAGGGAAGAAGCGGAAAAAGATCCGAAGGTTGTTGTGTTTAATCCAGAACAGATTGGGTATATTAACTATGGAATTTATGGACGAACAAAAGGTGAAGTTTACGGGTATCTTGAGAAGGCCAGAGTTCCTTACAATCAGTTGAAGCTTCTTGAAACATCTGTCATCATTTATCGTATCATTCGTGCACCTGAAAGGTTTGTGTTCAAGATTGATACGGGTAATATGCCAAAAGACAAGGCGATGAAATTTGTCGAGAAAATTAAGACAAAATTTATCAAGCGCCAAACCTATGATCCACAAACAGGACAGCTATCACAGGAACCGGAAGTTCTTTCCATTCTTGAAAACTTCTTCCTTCCACAATCTGCTGATGGAAGAGGGTCATCCATTGAAACCGTAGGTGGTAACCCCGCGGGCTTCTCCGAACTGGATGACATTTACTATTTTGCACGAAAACTTTATAGAGCATTAAAATATCCCGCTTCTCGTGTTACAGCTGGGCAGGAAAAGAGGGAAGCCGAGATTGTTGTTGGTGGTTCCCATACTGGTGAAATTTCCCGTGATGAAGTCAAATGGGCAAAATTTCTTGAGAAGCATCAGAAAAGGTTCTGTGATGAATTCAAGGACTTGTTCTTAATGCATCTTGCATTCAGAGGATTGAAGAAACAGTATGGTATTGAGAAAGATATGTTGACTATCAATATGGTTCCACCGTCACATTACAAAGAATCTCTGGAACAGGGATTTGTTGAAGTTCGCCATTCAAACTACAATGCTCTTGCTGGAAATCAGGAATTTTCTAAATACTTCTTGATGAAGAAATATCTTGGATGGACGGATGAGGAAATAGAAGAAAATATAAGATGTCTGAAAGACAAGGATAAACTATTCCAACCACCACCGGAGCCGGGTATGGAAGGAGAAATGGGTAGTGAAGAGCTTGGTGGTGAAAAGGAATTTGGTGCTGGAGAAACGGGCGCTGGCTCACCAGCGCCAGAAGAAGGAGTTCCCGTGGAGGAGATAAAATAAATTGATGAAACTTAGAAATTTTTTCCATCAAGTAAATGAAGAATTTCTGGATCAAATTTTTGAGGCAAAGAAACTTGTTCCCAAACAAAAAAGTGTAATAAAACCGGAACCAAAATCCGAGGAAAGGCCTAAAAATAAGATAAAACCAGAACAAATTAAAAAATGGAATAGCTGGTCACCAGGCGAACAGAATTATGTAATACAGAGATCTCCAGAAGGTGTATATGCTCAGGCAGTAAAAGATAATATCATCAAGCTTAAAGACAAAGCCTCCAAACCAATTGCTCACGAAAAGGATGAAGAAGCAAAAGGTACTACGGAGCCTATCAAAAAAGATGATAGTATAAAAATTCCCGCATTTGATAAAATCGAAGCATCCAATATTCCCGATGATAGGAAATCTTCAAGGCTTCATGATGTAGTTGATGCAATGAAACCAGAAGCCGCCAAGGAATTTCTCAACTCCATTGTTAAAAAATATGGTGGAATTGTTCCTTCTTGGGTTGCTGATGTTCATAATCATTGGAAAAATATTATTGAAAAGAAGCCCACAAAAGAGAAAGAGAAAAAACCAGAAAAGCCAGAGAAGAAGCCCACCAAAGAAAAGGAAGTTCCTACTTCTGATATGAAGTCTAATGTATCTTATATCAGCGACAAGATCAAAACCAATAAACTTCTCAAAATGCATGTGAAAGGTAAAGAAATAAAACAAATATATGACGATCTTTTACAGCAACTTATAAATCTTGACAAAGCGAAGCCATCAGAAAAGAAAGCTAAAGCAGAAAAAATCAAGAATGATTTTGGATTGCGTATAGGAGCAACTGGAGTATTGAATGTTGATCTTGTTGGTGAATTACATCACGATAGTAAGAAACTCATAGGCTCCGGCCTGGTTGCACGGAATAT